AGAAGTGGGAAATCGCATATATGAACGATTTCTTTTACACCAACAGTGGATCCCTCTATTTTTCAACTGTTAACTCATTCATTTTGTTAACAAAATAGAGAACTTGCAGTATCTGCAGGGCAATGATAGTCAAAAAGACTATCACGATTCTGCTTTTGTAGAAAGTATTCAAACTTTTTCTCATTAGCAAGGTCAAATGTATATAATTCCATTGATCTGTTGGACAGTAAGGCCAGTGTATCTCGGTATATTTTGGTAGGCTCATAATCAGATATTAGAGCCGTTTTAGGAGTAATGATTTCCACGCCTTTCAAGGTTAAGAGCTCAGATAGAGCTCGAGGATTAACCTTTGTACATTTTTTATTAAAAAGGCGTTTGATCTTGTAATCCACAACTTCTTTGGTTTGTAGTTCATTAACAAATAAATCATTATATTTATTACAACCAATCGAAGTAACAAGATTCTCCCATAGGAGAGGTGTTATGACCTCCTCTCTTTCTTTCTGCTTGAAGAACTTAAAATTTATATCCTCCATTCCCTTACTCTCATTTAAAATAGGAACACGCGAAACATATTTTCTTAAACAACTGAGTTTTTGATACTCAGCCTTCCCTCCCTTTGTACTTGAAACCACATAAGGTGGTAAGTAAGATACTTCCCTTGGTTTTGTTAAGGGCAGGTCGTTCCCAACGGCCCCCAACTGAGCAAAGTAGTCTATTTCCTGGAAAGGAAGCTTTCGAGTAGCATTCTCGAAAAACAAAGTGGCAACTTGAAGTTGTTTAGGGGTGAAGATTTCACCAGATATCTTATTTGTCATAAGACCTAAACCTCCGAGGCACTTAGGAAGATACCATGATAATAAAAATGGTACTTTTTGTTTAAGATAAGGTCCCATACGTCTAAGATAAATATCTACGTATTTGGAAGACCTTCCGTGACAGAAACTATACATTGTTTCTGAGACCGATTCAATCGGTCTTTCCTTACCTCCTTTTGCTAAGAAGGGTGACGCTAGAGAGAAATTCATAAAAGGGATTTGTCGAAAAGAACCTTTTCGTAAAATAAAGAGCTCCGAATTGATTTGGAGCCAATCCTCTGCATAATAACACTTTCCCGGAGAAGGGGACATACCAATAAAATTGGCGTAAAATTCCCATCTTTTCTTCTCTGGTTCCGTGTAATTCATAACACAGTCATCACCATTGATTCTTAATGGAAGATCCCTAAGATTCTTAGATCTATCTTCAGAAAAAGAAAGCGCGCAGATTGCGGCATTCGCGATACAAAGTATCGGAAAACTCAGTGGTGATCCCATAAGTTGTCCATTACGTTGGGATAGAATTGTCCCATCATCATAATGGATCTTATGTCCTGTGAGTCCCTTAATTCCAAGATCAACAATCTCATCTGGTATTCCAGCTCGGATAGCTATTGATTTCCAAATAAATTCGGAAAGCCATCCAGCGAGATTGTCGGTTGCTGCGCTATAATCGCCAGACAACCACTTACCACCATCAATGCAAAAAGGAAGCATTGAGTCAAGTAACTGTGATGTTACAGGTGTTCCAATAAGTTCAAAAAGAACATTGGATTTAAGTTGATTCCAAAGGAATTTTTGTATTGGTTTGAAAAACCAATATGGGACTGCCGGACCTTTTGTTATGGTCCGGACTTTCAGAGGTTCTTGTAAATATACAGGTTCTGCGACAAAGTCGTCTTCAAGCAACTCAGCAACAATATTTTTAGCTGCGTTTTTGTAAATAATTTCGTAATGGGTACGTACCCCAACACGGGGGTGAAAAGTCATTTTTATAAGATTTTGAGTGTGATAGGGATGAAAATATTCCTTAATGATATTCACAGCTCCGCCATATTGCCGACCAGATTGTGAGTCGGAATGGGCACTAGAGGAGGGGAATGGAACCGTCTCCCCCCTTATTATTTTAGAGAAACTATTTGGTGGAAATAACATATCCACAATCCGTAATACAGTTGACTTGATTAAATCTTCGGAAATAATCCCGTCGGTCTCTGAATTGTAATCCCCCCAATCATCGATTGGTTTTGGAGGATTATTGAGATCATTATCTGTAATTGGATTTGAAATTAAATAAGCTTTTAGCTTCTCTTTTGATTGACGTTTGTGACTTCTGCCTTTATTTGAATTTAAAGCGGATTTATGTTTTTGATCGGCTTCTTCTATAAGTACTTTACTGACTTGTGGAGATCCCTTCTTCATCATTAAAAAGGTTTGTGCTTTTGAGAAAGCGGCCTTACGTCGATTCCATGATGACTTACTATCTGTCTGCCTCGATAGTCTTCGGAAGAGTTTATGAAGAAATTTCATAAGCCTTCCTCCAAAGATTTTACAGGCACTATAACAGTTAGACGAGTCAAGGTTCAACTGGTCCACTTCGGGTAGTCTAGATACATCTTTAAGATTATTAGAAGCCCACCCGAGGGCGTTTCCATAAAACCACTTGAAAACTTTTTCTATAGGTATAGCGAAAAGTTTTTCAAGTCGTTTGGAAACCTTCACGACCACTTCCATAGGATCTCTAAATCCGTATGCGTCGCTTAGGCATGTAACGAAATGTTTTACGTGCTGAGTGATATATTCTGATTCTGATTTCCGAGATAATACCTGAGTTTGAGAACTGCTTTTTTGTTCTCCTCTCTCAGATATGGAAGTTTCCTTACCGGCATGCTCAACATCTTGTATACCTAAGACTGAAAACTGATTTTCAATCTTAAGGTGTATTCCTTGTTGTGTTTTGTTTAATTTATACATAGTGTATCTGTGTAGATGTTAGGCAATTTATTGTTTGTGTTTTATTTATAATATTTATAGGTGGAATA